TGTCACGCCTGATAAGTCAACATTCCTGCAAACCTGCAACGTACAGGGCAGCGTCAAAAGCTCTATGTGCTCATCTCCGCCACTGAAGAACCGCACTTTGTGCATCTTCTCCCCATCAATCGGTGGATCGATAGCGCTGCAAAGAACCTCGTGCTCGATCCCCTCTGGCAGCGGGCAGATAAACAGCTGGCCGTACTCACAGCAATCGTTATTGTTGGCTGGGTCTTCGGGATCGGCAGGGGCACTGGCAGGGGCACTGGCACTGGGTCTCGCGAGCACCACACCCTCGAACGCAACGCCGCCAAGAACCTTGAATCCCTCTCCGGCCACGGCCGGCCAGTCGTCACCCGCGCCGACGGTGCCTTCAGTTTCGTCGGTTCGGATTAGCAGATTCTGCGAGGCGTCTTGAAAAGCGCCAAAGCCACCTGGCGGAACGGCTCGCGGCCCGTTGACGATACAAACAGGCTCGCCGTTTGGCTTATTGACTGTTAGAAAATATCGATCCGGCGCCATGCCCGTGATCCGCAGTAGTGCGTAGGGCGGTATCGTCTCCCCGCTGTCGTTCCTGAAAACATTCCGAGGCCGAAACCGATCGTCATCCCCGCGCTGTTCGCGGTTGCGAGGCGCGTCCTCCGGCTGGCTACCGTAGAGGTGCTCTACGAGATCATTGGCTGTTGTCCGTGTTAATCCAACTACGTCATCACTCATTAAAGTAACCCCAGCCCGTTAAATGCAATAGTTCCATGGCGGCGGGTTTCTTCGTAAACCGGCGGCGCTCCAAGGGGCAGCCGTCGTCCTTGGGCGTCCAACAGCACTCGGACGGTCGTCGGCTGATCTTCGTCGTCGCAAGCTCGGACTTTCATCATCGTCGGATTGCCCTGGGCGTCGTCCGGCCCGTCTATTATTTCGTAGTAGCCCTTGAGTATCCGCCGGAACCACCAAGCCCGCTCTGGGACCACGCCTCCGTAGATCGCTCGAACCATCACTGGCACTACCACTGAATAATAAGTCACGCCATTATGGATTGACGGATCGGCGGTGATATCGCCAGTTTTGCAGAGACCAGGGGCGAAGCCGAGGAAAGTGTCGCTGTTGATCTTGTTGGAAAAGTTAGCGATCGCTGTCGGGGTGAGCGTTTGAAAGTTTCGAGTGATCGTGATCAATAGATCGCTGATCGGGGCCGTCACGCCGGAGACCGTCTCACAGGTGCCTGGGTTGACGATCGGGTTGCCGTCGTAGTCTGAATCGATCGGCAGGTCGGATGTGACCGACGAAAATTTAAACGACGCTGGCTGATCCCACGGGTTTTGGTTTTCGTCGGTTTGATCTTGCGGACGTCTGACTGCCTCGTAGTTCAGCGTGCCTTCGTAGTAGATCGGGGACAGTGCCGTGAGGGTGACGCTTCGCAAGACCGATAACGCAGAGCCAGGATGGACGGCCCCCTCTCGCGGAATTTGGTTGTTGGCCTGCAGGAACTGGCGCACCAAAATCGCATCGAGGCCGGGAGGCGTGGTGCCGACGGCCGTGACTGTGAACTCGATGCGATCGTTTCCACCAACAAAACCTTGGTCGTCGAGATTGGTGCCGTTGTTGGTTGTCGGTTTCTGTGTGACTACAAATTCCATGGATTATCTCCCTACTGCTGGAAGGGGCTGTTGGTTTTTACGTTGCCGCTCAAACTCGACGAGCTGCCCAAGCTTCCCATCCATATCCCGTTGGAGTTTGGTTTGTCGCTCGGCTTCAATCGCCTCGGCGGTTTTTTGAAATGCCGATTCGGCACGCCCGTTGAGCAGTCGATCATCTTTAGCCTCGTTATTGCCAACATTGATCGACGACTTACCGGCAGCCTCCTTGAGCTTGTCGATCTGCTCTTTAAATCGGCCCAGGTTGCGAGCTTCGTCCTTTGCAAATCCAATTTGTTCGAAACGGAACGCGGCGGCGGCAGCCTTGCCTTTAGCGCCTTCGATTAACTGGAGCCTGAGATTTTCCAGCGCCTTGGCTTGCTGGCCGGCGATCTGCTTTTCCTCGCGGAGTCGATCGGCCGCCGCTTTTTTCGCCTCAGCTTCAGCCTTCCGCTTGGCTTGCTCGCGGTCCCTCTCGGCCTTGGCGATGGCGTCGATTTCCTTCCGCATCCGCACGGCTGAGTTGAGTTGGTCGTCGGCGATGCCGGCGATCTTAGACTCGAGACGGAGCCGGTCATCGCCGGTAGCTTTAGCCAGGGCGAGCTGCTGCTGCAACTGCTTGATCGCGTCGGTCGACCGAGTGCTGGCCTCCTGTTTCTTCCGGAGCTCCTCTAGCTCTCGCTCCTTTTTGATCACTTCCTCAATCTGACCAGCCGAAAACGTTTTTTTGTTCTGCAGTTCGAGTCGACGCGCGGCTTCAGTGTTACCGACGAGGTTAAGCTTGGCGATCGCCAGCTCGTTGTTGAATTCGTCAAGAGCACCAGATTGTGCGCCCTTTAGCCTCTTGATCTCGTCCGCGATCTTTTTGGCTGCGTCGAGGCTCTGCTTGACCAGCCTGCCGGCGGCAGTGTCTAGCGTCCGAAAATCGTTGAGCCCCTCGGTGACGCCAGGCAACACTTTGTTGCCAACCTGCTTAGGCACGTCTTCTCGACGGCGTCGCTTTAGCTCCTCGGTTCGCTCCTGCTCTACTGCGAGCAGTTTCTTCAGATCGCTGAGCTCGGCGTCGAAAGTCTTCTTTCCTTGTGCAGCTTCGATGCCTTCTTGGGTAATTTGGTTACGTTCTTCGAGGGCCTTGTTCAGTGCGGCCTGCCGGCGTGCAGCTTCGATGCCAACGAAGTCGACAGTAATCGACGATCGGAAATCCTTAGCCATGCTTGCTAAGGCAGCTGCGACCCCGACTGCAGATGCACCGACGGCATCCCTGAAAGCCGTCGCTCTGGCCGCACTTCGCTCAAGTGCCTTGCCTTCTTCGGAGATCGCGAACGCCTGTTCTTTTATCGCCTGTTCTTTTTCCTTTATCGCGGCCGTCTCTTTTTTGTGGAGTGCGATCAGCCGGCTTAGCGCCTTTTGGGAATCCAGTGCGGCTTTGGAGCTAGTTTTTCCATAGGCCCTGACGACGGCGATCTTCTCTTTGATCCGCTCGAGCTCAGTCTTTGTTGAGCTGATAATTGCTTGGGCGGACTGCTTCGCCTGGTTGGCTTGCTTGGCAGAGTCGCGACCGAGTCGACGCAGCAACGCGTTATGATTCCGGATCTTTGCGGAGGCACGATCGTCGGCGTCGATTATGTAGCGGACTGATTCGGTTAAGCTCACTGGTTCGCTCGGTTTTGTCGGAATTCGTTTTCGTAGGATTTAAGCAGCCGGGCCGCGTTCAAAAACTGGGCCGACTGATCAAGCGAGCCGCCGGATACGGGCGGCAGGCCTTTGTGAAATAAGTCGATCAACTCCGAGGTCTCGAACATCTCACTGCAGTAGGCGTTGGGACAGCCGGGGATTTTTACCCAGCCGTCATCACACTGGTCGCAGGGCGGCTGGCCTTTGGCTCGTGTGTTGTTGCAGGTCGGGCAAACGATCTCGTGAGACTGGCCAGTCTTTTCAATGTCGACGCAGCTGGAGACCGTGCAGGATCCGCAAATTGCCCCCTGCTTAATCGCTGCTAAGACTCGGAGCTTTTTTTTTCATTCTCCTTTACGAACTGGTTGTCGCGGATCAAGGCCAGTAGCTCGCGGGCTTCTTGTATCGTAAGGGCGTCCTCGAGCAGCTCGCCGTTGAACGGCACCGCTTTGCCTTTGACCTTCACGTTTTTCCAATCGGTCAACCGCTCGTTGAGCTGGTTAAACGTCTGGTCAAATAACTGGTCGATGACATCATCGTCGGTGCTATACGCAAGGGCCTCCCACTTGTCGAGGAGCTTGTACATCTTCCGCTGCTCGCGAGCCGAACAGGCCTTGGCAAAGAACGTCGGTCGGGTTTCCTCCGGCTTGTCTTTATCGCGATCGAGGACAATCGGAAAGTCTTGGTCTGGGTCTGATAAAATTGACATGGGTCTCTTGCTGAGTTAGGGGTTTCCGGATCCTGCCGCGTATTTCAGCGACCACACCAGGTTAGGCCGCTGCGAATTCGATTGAGAACGCGTCCTCGCCTTGATCGATATTAAACTGAGCGGTCGTGTTGTCGAACTCGACGTTCTCGCGATCGGCCTCTTGAATGTTCGTCCGCTGGAATCGAGGGCCTGAGAAGATCACCCGGTCAACGTCGTTTGTCACCGCGAGCTCGAACTCCTCGGACTCGCCAGCCAGCCAGCGATTGAACGTCGGGTCGTCGGTTACCAGTTGCGACTCCGGATCCAAAGTTACGGTCGGCTTGTGGTTGATCACGGCACCGGACTCGATCGCCGAGATCTCGTTAGCACATGGACGCAATGTGACCTCGCCACCGGCGTCAAACGTCAGTGCATTGACACAGCCGGGAGCGTTGCCACCGACTAGCAGGTCAACATTCGCAAAGCGGATTGGCTGTTGCGCCGGAACCACCTTGGTGATCAAGGCCTCGTCAATCGGCGGCGAGAAGATTCCTGAGAAGTTCCACTCGAACATGATCGGCTTGGCTTGCTCGTACTTGATCTGGAACGTACCGACGGCACCGTGGATCCGTTTCCGCCGCCCATCTTGGTAGATGTCGAGCGTGATCGTCTTGGGGTCGCTAGGGCTTGGGCCGGGTCCGGATGACCGGGCTGTGAAAATTTTGCCTCCCGCCTCTCGGACGTAACCGCAAGCCGGGAGCAAGCGATCAGCCCAGAACGGAACACCGCCGGCACCATCGCCGTAGAGCTCGGTAGTGAACGTGCAGCTTCCAGCGGTCGGCCCAGGCACCGCATCAAGGGTTCCGAAGCCGGACGGATTGTCTCGGTTATACATCTCAACGTTGGCCTGAATCAGCGCGTTAAAGGCGTTGAACTCAGTGTCTGCGGTGCCGGTATTTTCGGCGGTGCCAACGACGGTTTCCAGCTTAGCCGCAAATACTCGACGGCTTCGAATCAATGGATTAGACATTAGATAGCTCCTGATTGTTTGAGAGTTTGGTATCGAAGTCGTTCGCTCATCTGCTTTCGCAGTTCGCCGTTAATCTTTGGGAGAATGGCAACGACCTGCTTGTTGACAACATGAACGCCCCACGGTGACGGCCCGTAAAGCTTGCGGATTGGCAGTCGTTCCTTGCCCTCGCGAACAAAGACCTGACCATTTAAACCGCCGGCAATAAACGCGCCGGGGATCGTTTTGCGGCCTTGCGTCTTGCTGATCTTATAAGACACACCGCCTCGTTTTAATTGCCGAGGCTTGAATCGCTTGAGCGACAGCCTGTCGGTTTTCTTCAGCTCAACTTCTGCCGCCTGGTTGTCATCGCTTAGCGACAGCCTCGACTGACTGTGAACCGTAATCGTGGCCCTTACGGACTTTTGGGTCACAGCCAGTTCTTTGGTGACTTCCTTGGCGATCAGCGACCTGGTTTTCCGTGCAACTCTCCGGTTGATAATCCCGATCTCTCTCTTGAGATTAACGCCGAGGTTATCAAGAGCGATGAGGACCGAGCTGGGGTCGACTTGGATTGATGTTGGGATTGTCATTACCGGAGCTCGTAGGGGTTAGTTTCGGAGACTCGATAAATAACCAGCAGGTTCAACTGCACGCCGGAGATGGTGGTTTCGGCTTCAATGGTTGGGGTAGCACTGCCTAGCTCGCTGTATACGGCAAGTCCGTCCCATTGGGCCCAGTCGCCGAGTTGGCCGTCAGTGAATGCGACGATAATGTCGGCCTCGAACGTGCTTCGCAGTAGGTCGATCGGACGTCTGTCTTTTTTGCTAGGCAGCAGCTCGGCAGAGATCACAAAAATTTGATTCCACGCAACCGACCGAGGGTTGCCGTCGCAGCTGAGTTGTTTGTTTTCTGTCTTCGCGCCTTGCGTGAGAATGATCTGGTAATCGTCGGGGGAGAAGCCACCTAGCCGCGTAGGGCGCACCACCGACGAGGCCGTGGTTTGAAAACCGGCTTCTTGATCGATCTCGCCCAGGCGTTGCCTGATTTTCTGGGCGATCTGCTCGACGATCGGGGTTTGGGTTGGCTGTTGAATGATGCTCATTTTAGTGCGATTACACAGACGCCAGAGTCTTGGCTTTTGAGCACCAAGACAGTGACTTCGGTTGGTTTGATGTCGCCTAGCTCGGCAAAGAGCTCGACTTTTTGGTTGCTGTCAACTTCGCTCGACAGCACGCCTGTCTTGCAATCATTGTCAACTCGGATAATAAATTTGGCTTTGATTACATCGCCGGCAGGACCATAGAACGCTGGTGGGTCTCGATTGATGATGGCGTTGATCGCACGGCGCCCACCAGCGCGAAACTTGTAAACAATCGGCTCGCCAAAGTGCATCTGATGATGCCCAAAGGCGGCGGATTGAAATAGGTTGTCAAATGCCGATGGCATGGGTGACCCTGCTAGGGTTTAGGGAGCAAGCGAAACGCCGCCGATTAAGTGGTTGAGTTCCGGGTACATGGTGACCTCGTCGGTCTCCAGTTTGACGCGGTAGATGTCCGCCTCAATCTTTTCTTCCCAGTACTCCGAGACAGCGCCGCCGATCTCCGAACCGTCGTCGGACCAATGAAAGGTCCGACCGATGCAGGCATCTCGATGGTCGGCAGAGTCTGACGTGTGGCAGACAGCTGCATAGTCACGCGACCAGATCTGACGGATCTGACGTGTTAGCCCTTCGCCGGCGATGTTCTTGGCCGAGTTTGCAACGCAAACCTTTTCGACGCTGAAAACGCGAGCGATTTGCTCGGCAGTGATGTCGGTCGCCTTGACCATTTCACCAGCACCTGAAGCCGAGATTCGATCGATGATCTGCTCGTTGTGCTGGAGGTTGATAAAGACCTCCATGTTGCAGACGAACGTATTCGGGTAGATACCCGTACGATCCCAAACTCGCTGGCGGGCCAGACGAACGTCATCGATCGGAGTCGACGAACGATCTGCCCATGTCGTAGCCGCGTTGGTACGCATGTTGTTGGCGGTCGTGTAGGCCGTGGTGTTGAAAACCTGAGCGGCAATTCGTTTCTCGAGGTTTCGCGTCACGACGCCGAGTGCTCGCTGCACTGCGATAATCTCTGGTTCGATTAGGTAGCGATACCGCTGACGGTCTCGCTGACTGACTGGTTCTTCCCAACCGTGTTTTTCGGTTGCGTAGACCCATCGATCGAACTCGAAGTCGCCGCGGTTATAACCGGATCGACTGCCAACCTCAGTCTTGCCCTCGAACAGCAACTGCTCAAGCGGCAATCGGCCGGGGTTGTCTGACTGCAGGCTTACCTCGATGACTGAAAAAATATCCAGCCCGATGTATCCCCGCATGTTCATTTCATTGCTGAACTCGCCAAACGCTCCGACTAGGTCGGGACGCAATGTAGCGATTGTTCCGCCGTTACCACTTGGTGTGGCCATTGTCTCATCTCACATTCTCCGTTAGCAAAATAAGATTTCTAGTAAAACTCAAATTTCAGAACCCACCGGCTTCAGCGGCCGCATCCACCGGCAGGGCTAACGGCTTTTTACGCCTGGGCTACTTGAGCCACGACTGGCATGATTTCGATGACCTCACCGTCGACTCCCGCTTGCAATGCAATGCCGCGGAAGAATGTGCCGGCAGGGCCAGCTGCTGAGACTCGACCATCAGCAGCAGTGAAGACTGGCGCGTCGATTGGAATAGCTCCGGCACACTTTGCCTTTTGAGCTCCTTGTTTGTTGGCAAACGAGACAGTGACGACGTCATTACCTGGCACGCTTGCCGAGATTGTGATGCCGATGTCCCGATCATTAGCTCCGGCAATGTCGCCCGCGCGAGTGACGCGAGTGCTTTTCGGGATTAGGCCCGAGGCACGAACTGTGCCATATCCGGTATCGTTAAATTGACCCATGACTTGGGTGCTCCTATTTACTGGTTTGATGGTGGTGGAGTTTGACTAGGCGAGCTAGTCAGGCCGGCTGGCCGACCTGTTTGGCTTGGAATGCCGACCGGGGACTAGCTAACAGCAACTCCTCGATTGCGGTTGTACGCTTCGACGTGAGCGGCTCGCAATTTCGGAGCCTGTTGGTTGGCTAAAATCAAAGCCCTGGCCGGGCTGTGGCCCTTGGCTTTGAACTCCTCGACGATCTTGTTGAATTCCTTGGTCGGATCAACAGGAGCGGAATTGCCGCCAGCGCCAGCCACAGGGGCTAAGCCGGGGACGTTCGCGCGTCGAGTCTGACGAGCGGCTGGATTGACGCGGCGTCGAGCTTGCGGAACTCGAGCAGCCTGTCGAGCGTGAGGGCCGCGGGATCCACCGCCGCCGAGATCTTCGCCGGGATTGTGGTACGCGTTAGCGTCCATAGCCATGTCATCCATGGCCATTTCGCCGTCGTACATCTCGTCGTCCATGGCGTTTGGATCCATCGCCGACGGATTCATCATCGCCATCTGCTCTTTGAGCTCGGCGTTTTCTTGCATGGCTGCAGCGAGCTGGTCTTTAAGTGACGCATTGTCGCCGGCCATCTCGTTGGCGTATTCTTTGCCGACGTCCTCCATGGCCATCTCGTCGTCCATGCATTTAATAATGAATTCATTAGATGCATTCGGGAATGATCGTCGGATCATCTTCGGGGTTAAGATTTCTTTTGGCACCGTGTCCTCCTTTGGCTCTGCTGCCGGTTGATCATTGCCTGGCGTGCGTCCATACAGAGACGCGAGAACCGCCACGGGCAAACTGTTAGACCGCTTGGCCGATGCCTGCGGTTGTAGGGCTCGGGGGGCTGCTACGTGATCGATTGTTCGATTAGCAAACCCCATTTCAATGGCTTGTTCTGCACCGAGATAGACTTCGTTGTCCATCATGTCGCCGACTGCTCCAGGCGGTAGGCCGGTGCGCTCGCTATATGCGACGACCATCTTCTCCCGCAGGTCAGCGAGCAGGTTGGCGTTTTTGGCCAGCTCGGTGGCATCGCCTTCGGCCGCGGCGTATGGGTTGTGGATCATAATCCAACCGTTGTCGGCGATTTCGATTTCATCGCAGGCCATCAAGAGATAGGAGGCGATCGAGAACGCTGCACACTGCACGCGGCCGACAATTGGCCCTGTCCACTCCTTGGCAAGGTTGTACATCCGAAAGCCTTCCCAGACGCTGCCGCCTTCGCTGTGGATGTCGAGGGTGAGCGGCTGGCTGGGATCAGCCAGGGCGAGTTCGGCCTCGAAGTCTGCAGCTGTGAAGGGGTCGTCGCCAATTCCGATCTGGCCGATCTTGATCACGTTATTCATTTGGTCCTCCGATTAGCATGGGTTCTCGCCGCGACGGGATAAAGTCTTGGCTATTTGGGTCTTGGGCGAGTTCGGCCGGATCCTTGAGATCCATCTTGAGGCCGCTCGGGATTGGCATGTTTGCGAGCTCTCGCCAGTGAACTGGCTGCCCGTCTTGGATTTGGTCGTTGATATCGACTGCTGCTCGCTTGGCTTTGATGATGTGAGCGGCGTTGTCTTCGATGATCTCGTCGCTGACGGTCATCCACTCCTGCCCGCGAGCGGAGTGCGATCGTCGCGGTGAGGTCAAAGCGTTTTGAATCTGGAACGCATCGCCCTGAGCATCCTTGAGCGGCTCGATGTAACGCCATCCAGGCAGGCCGAACTCGTGGCCGAAAATGTTGATCCCGCTCAACTGCGCTGCCATGCGCAAAGCGGGATCCATCGCCATCCATTGGCGAACCTTGAACTCGTAGACCGGCTTGTGAAGCCGTCCACGAAGTGCACGCTGGTTAGATTGGAATCCTTTTTTGGCTTCGTCGAACGCACCACGCCATCCGCTGAAGTTGGTCTCGCTGCCGTCCATCAACATCAGATTGAGAGGCAGGCCGAGATTGACGCCGATCAATTGCAGCATCAATTTGATATGCATGAAGAACTCAGCGTTAGGAACTCGAGGCGAGAAGCCTTCGACTTTTTCGCCGCTAGGGACGATCAGCTCGGTTCCAGGGCCGATGTGCTTGGTCTGCCCCTGGCCTAGCGCGGAGATCGGAGCCTCAGGATCCGGAGCCCCTACCGAACCCCCTGCTGCCGATCGGTTGCGGCTGCCCTTTGATGGCGGTGTCGGTGTTCCGTCTGGAAAAAACCCACGGTGACGCAAGAACACGAACGACGAAACGGCTTGCTGCTGAACCAACTTTGCGAAGTTAATGTCTTCGTATAGACCTGCGGTTTCGAAGATCGGAGCAAACGCAGTCACGCCGCGAGTCTGCGACACTCGCTTCGGGTGGTACTGGTGGAATACTTGCCGATTGCCGTGGCGATCGCGAGCCTCGATGTACTCCTCGGTCAACTTGCGGTTAGTCTTGCCATCAATGTCGTCGCGGAGGATATAGAATCCGATTCGCTGGTTGTGGTCGTTTTTCTTGACGCCGAGCACGACGTTCTGAATGTCACTGTGGCCTCGAGTCTGAATCGTGTGAGCCTCGAGCATTTGCAGCCGGCCGTTGGCAAGCGGCAAGATAAAATGATCGCCGTCAACAATTGACGATCGTAAAGCGTGTCGCTCGATTTCGTTCCAAGTCTTCTCGCCCTCGAAGTCGCAGTTCTCGGCGCACGATATCCACTCCTCCCAACGAGCTTTTAGGTCGGCGTCGAGGTGGCGATCGCCGGTTTTGACGTCGAGAGGGAAGCCGTCTTGAACCGTGTTATCGACGACTCGAGTGACGGCCTGGCCGATCACGGAATCGTTGCGATCCATGTCCCGAGCTTTTTCGATGTCGCGATAGTAGAGCGACTCCGATCGGTAGTGCCAGTCTGCAGAGGCGCCGGTCGACGGCAGGCCGTAGCGTTGCCGAACGAACTTCGACTGTCGGCTCATATTGTAATCAGCCTTTTGCCGCTGGAAATGCTCCTGCAGATTGACTGGCTGTGATAGAGCGTTCATCGCCGGAAGCCTCCGAACTGCCGCTCGTAGCCTCCGAAGCCGAAGCAGCGAGTCTCGCCGTCGTCGACGGTGCCGTCTGGGTTGGTGGTGATCGGCTGGCCCGATGTGTCGTTAGCTCTGATGTATGCCAGAGCAGCGTTGAGCTGGCCCTGCAAGAGACCAAGGTCAAACGTCATCGATGACGCTTCATTTGACGACGATGCAGCAAAGCCGATCAGGCGACGGGTCGCGACGGCAAATCGCCGAGCACGCTCGACGTCGCAGACGATATCGTAGTCAGCGCACTCGACGTACTCGCGGTGAACTGACTGAAGGGCTAGGTCATCTTTCGGCATGCCCGCGAATCTATCGCAGGTCGTGAATCAGCCGAACAGGTAAAAGCCAAAACGGAAAAGCGGATTTGCCGCTAGCCGGATTTGCGGTCGATAGTCTCTATCCACGGGCTAACTCCGCTCCTGATTCAGTCAGCCAAGCCGTTCGCAGGCTCACGCCGTAATCGAGATAGCCGCGACGATGCGCCCGCTCCATCGCACGGAAGCAAACCTTCTCAGGTTGTGAAGTTTCGGCCTCTAGGATTGCGAGCGGACAACTGCCGTCTTTGGATTTCGCAACCGCGCGAACGACTTGAGCGTCGGTGATATCTTTAGTCGCCATCGCCGCTCCTGTCTTCCGACAGCTGCTCGAGCATCCACTTAATAGCCGACGCCTCCGTCCGGATCGACGTGCCGTCTTTCAGTTTCGTTCCCAGCTTGTCAAGTCCGTTCTTGAGTCGCTGCAGGTTCTGTCGCTGCTCCATCGTCAGCGACTTGGTGTCGACTCGCCGGCGAGGCGTGCCGATTGATTCGTGGTAAAGCGGCACCGTCAAGGCTACAGTCTTGACGGTTTTCGGGAAGTTGGGCAGTCGGCTTAACGATTTCGCCTCAACGATTTCGTTCGAGCCGACAAACAGCGACTCGCCTTGCTTGAGTTCGGGCGACTGTTCGCCGCTCTGCACATCCTGTTCGCCGCTCTGCACGTCGTCGATCGGCAGCGAACCATCTTGCCGGCTATCGACAACAGGGCCATCTTTACCACGAATCTTGCTATCAGTTTTCTTCCTGCCAGTGCTCGGGGGCAACTTGACTTGGTTTTTCTTTTTCGCCATCGGATCATCTTTCTAAGACAGAGTAAGGGCGACCGTCCGGCATGGTCACGCTTGGGATTGAGAACGTCTGCGGAGCCGGCTCCGGTGTTCCTTCGATTTCCTCGATCGGCTTAATCAGCTTGACGCCGAGAACCGCAGCTGCCGCACGCGCTAGTGCAACCGCATCGAGGTAGTGATTGTTTTTCGAGTGTTCAACCCACTTGCGAATCCAGCCTTTGCCGGCTTCGAATCGTTGCATTCGATTCTCGGCAACCATGTGATGTGCAAAGCTCATGTGGGCCTTGGGTGTCGCTGGGCTAAACAGCGAAAGCGATCCGTCGCTAAAGACGCGCTCGCCGCCCTCGTACTCGCCCATTTTGAAAGTCGGAGTCACGAACATCCGCTGAATATCGTGCTTGTAGAACTCGGTGTTGATGTTGTACAGCCAGACATCCCATTCATCCTGATGCCTCGCGTGGCACTCGTCGTAGACAACGAGCGTCTCCTTGTTGGCTTCGGTGATGTGGGGCGTGCGGTACTTCTTGGATGCGATTCCTTTAGATGCCGCCCATGGCATGCCGTCGAGATCAAGTATAGCGCGGTAAACAGCGTCAGCGTGGTCACCGTCGCCTGAGTCGATGAACGCAAAGTCGGGAGGGTTTTCAGCTAAAGCCGTCGGACAGAAGTCCATCAAAGCGCGGAGGATCGCGAGCTTAAGCGCCTCGCCTTGAATGCCTTGGATGTAGCCAGGGATTTCCATGATTCCGTAATCGATGATCACGCCAGTCGCGTTGCCGAACCAAGCGATCTTGCACCAGTGGCCGTAACGGTCGCCAAGGTCGAGCCCCATCGTAATGATACGATCGTCGGCTGGCGGCAAGAAACCTCGCTCGATTCCACTGATCCGCTGTGCTACAAGTTTGGCAGTAAGTTGCAGCGTCTGATCCTGCTCGTCCTCGGGCGGGTTGTTTTGGTATTCGGTTTTGTAGCTCTCGAGATTCGTGTCGGCGATCTTATTGAAAGCTTGCTGGATGGCCGAGTGAACAACCAGAGTGTTGTCGTCGAGAACTACGCGAACGAAATGATCAGAGAGCATTTCGGCGCCTTCGTCCATCGCCTCTTGATTGTCGAGGTAGAATTGAACCGCGTTAAGTCCGTGCTCGTCACCGTTGACCTGGTCAGTGTGACGCATGGCCATGTAGTCGTTCCACATGTCCATGTTGGTCGGCCACTTCTCGATCATGCCGAACCGCATGCCGTTAAAGGCTGGACGCAGCTTGCGATCGGTCAAGCGGGCCGACATCGAGTAGCAGTTCTGCACCGTCGTTAGAACCACGATAGCAAGATTGTCCTCTTGCGAAACCAAGCCGGCCACGTCGCGGTCGATGATCTCCTCACGGTCGACACTCTGGTCGTAGCTCTTGGCAGACTCGCGGGTCTCGGGGTCGTCAATCAAAATAAAGTCAGGACGAGCACCGCGAATATTCATTCCGCGAAACGCAGAATCTAGGCCGAAGTAGGAAAGCAGAAAACCACCGTAAGGGGATCCGGCAACGTGTGGCATCCGCAAGATCTTCGTTGACGACCAGATAATACCGGTTAGCTCACCGTTGACGTGTTGACGCTTGGCGCGGTTGTGTGCACCTTCAAGACTTCGAACCGGCCAGCAAACCTCGGGGAAGTCCTCAAGTAGCAAATCGTTTGTTTCGATCTTGTGCATAAAGTCGGTGTAGATATTGTGCCCGAGCGGCTTAGTAGCGCCACCAACCAGCGGGAAGCGAACCAGGCCAGACAAAAACAGGAACATCAAGAGCCCTTTGACAAGCTCAGACTTGCCGATGCCGCGCGGGGCTGCCACGGCCTGCCGGCCTCCTCGTTTCGCTCGATTTATAATCGCTTCAATCATTGCTTTGTGACACTTGTTGAACCCGAGCTTGTAACGCTTCGGGAAGTAGGTTTTTAAAAACAACTCGGGATCTTTGAGGCATCGCTCCCGACGGTTCATGTCGACAATGTCGGGGATGAAGATTCGAGAATTCTCCGACCGCTTCAGCCGCTTACGTTCCGCGTCCCTCTCCCTCTCCGTCCACCCTGGCTCCGTCAACGCAGCTAGAATCGCTATCTGTTCCGTTTTCGGATATTCGCTTAACAGCGTCACCAATTCCGAGACGTTCAGCGACTTCAAGAAATCGATTTCGGTCGGTGTGTAGCTTGTGGTTTTGTTCATGTTTGAGGTTCACAACGTCCATTGCGATCAGCGTCCGGCAGGCAGCGTTGACCGCTCGGTCGCTTGAATCCGGATCCGCCACCACTCGCATTAATCGAGTAATAATTGCCGTTCGGAATTCTGGCTTGATTGGCCAACGTTGCTCCGCTGCCTTTTGCACCATGCGAATATCCCTAATCTTCATCCAGGACGGCCGTTCTCCCCGTAAGCTTCTGCCAGCGGTCAACGATCACGTCGCAATAACGAGGGTCTAATTCAGTGCCAACGCATCGCCGGCCGAGATTCTCACAAGCGATCAATGTCGATCCGGAGCCCAGGAAAGCATCGAGAACCAACTGGCCCGTTTTGGAACCGTGACTGATTGCCCGAGCACAAAGCTCAACCGGTTTCATAGTTGGGTGCTCACCGTTGCGAATTGGCTTGTCGAATCGCCAAACGGAATCGCCTTCATCGGAGCCGTCGGAAATAACCTCCAACTCCTTAGCTTGCAGGACAACCAACTGACCGCCGATTGAGATAGACAGGATTTCACCGTCGAGCTGGATCCCGTCGCGAGACTCAAAAACTGTTGTTTTGTTGCGACCACCGTAGAATTTGTGGCTTCCCTTTTTCCAACCGTAAAGGATTGGTTCATGCCGCCACTGATAATCTTGACGGCCGAGAACAAGCCGATCCTTCACCCAGACTAGGCATTGCTTGAGCAAAAAGAAATCAGAGAACGCCTGTCGGAATCGCATGCCTTCGGAATCAGCGTGGCAAACGTAGATCACGCCGCCAGGCTTAGACACCGAGGCGATCGACCCGAACACAGACCGCAGAAACTCCAGAAACGAATCGCCGTCCATTTTATCGTTGACAATCGTCAACTTGTCTTTCGTCCCGCCTTGGTAGTCAACATTGTAGGGCGGGTCGGTAAAGACCATGTCGACCAGCTGCCCGCGAGTCGCCCGATCCAACACCTCTGGATCAGTGCAATCGCCGCACACCAGGACGTGATCACCCAAGAGCCACATGTCGCCAAGCTTTGTCGTTGGCGTTTTCGGCGCCTCCGACACTTCAGAATCAGAAGCCAGATCAGACTCAAGGCTACTCAGATCAACGCTCGATGCCATCTTTTCAAGAAGCGAGTTGAGCGGTCCCGATTCCGTCTCGAACTCCTTAAGAAGTTCAGCGAGCTTTTGACCATCGACCACGGCCATCTCGGACGACGCGTCCAGGATTGCCAGGGCTTTAGCCTCCTCGGCTTCAGATAGCTCAACATACTCGACGTCGATCCGAACGGTCGGATCATACTCCACAGCTTCGAGCCCTTGCCAGTATCGCTCATGTCCGTCCAGGATCAGCCCTGACGTGCGATTAACCAAAACCGACTTGATAAAGCCCAGCTCGGCAATTGAATCCCTGACGACCGCCCGCTGGTTCGCAGGGTGGGTCCGGTGGTTTCTAGGATTGGCGTTTAGATCTCGTGGGTCAACTGAATCATGGCCCACAATTCGCGACCGCCATCTGCGCGAATCCCAGCCAACTTTTTGCACAACTACTCCCCAAACCCCTCAAGGCATTAAACTGAAAAAACTATTTTTGCGCCGGACTGTGTGTATGAAATCCCGCGGCTTTTTGCACCGCAGGGTCCATCGCCATCGGCCGGGAGGACCCGCCAAAATGTCACAGCCTACGGAGCGACCGTCGGTCTGTCGTAAACGAACACACGACCCTCCTCGAGCGTCTCCTGTTTGTTGTTTAGCTCAGCTACTAGCGCGAACTTGAGCTCGGCCACCGGAGGGCATCCGCAGAAGTCAAGCTCGAAGCCGAACTCAGCAGATAGGCCAACCGAGACACTGGTTGGCGAGTCCACCTCGCCAGCGAACCGAGCCACCTCGCCGAAGTCGTGCTTGTCGTAGATCAACAGCGTGATTGTCTTGCCAGTCAGGTCCTCTCGTGTTGTCCATGTCAGTGGAGGGTGGCACTCGCCATCGTACTCGTCGTGATGGATCAGTTCGATTGTCTGTTGGTCATCCGGCGGGTCGTTGTAGCACCGCAGCGTTCCAAGCACGCCATCACCACGGTCAACGCCTTGACGCACGTCCGACGCGAGCGGCAACCTGCTTTCGGTATCGATCTCGATCATCAGATCTTTACCGTCAAGATTAGGCTCTGTCAGTGAGATATTAAGATCAGCCATTAGTCACCTCGAATTGTCGAACGTCAACAACCCTGTCGTTGATCTTAGTCGTTGCATAGTAAGAGCCGATTTCTAGTCCAGTGAACTCAGCGTTGCCGGCTTGGTCAGAGATTGTTACATCGACAATGTCAACGCCGGCTTGGTCAGTTGACGCAAAAATAAGAGCCCCGCGAATGGGGTTTCCGTCACCGTCTTGCAGGCAAACAGTAAATTGGCTTGGACAATCAGCCACCACCAATGTGCCGACCATTGCAACACCGTTTGCGCCGATGAATGCAACACCTTCTGCGACTTGGTCTGGGGTTAGCGGCTCAACAGGCGGATCGATAAGCCTTGGGCATGCGACACTGACATTAAAGTCAACCCACACTCCGTCGGGGTCGTGGAAGTTGATCTCATAATCGTCTGCTATTTCAGCGTCGGACAACTGGACAATAAGATCAGTGTTGTTTTCCGGGGATGCCGTTGGCAACGTTGCGATATTTGCGAACGCTGATCCGCCCGTGCTAATCTGAACGTCACCCTGTTGCAAAAATTGCTCGGGGTTTTCGAGCGGATTACGCGGGTCGAGCGTGGCGCTGCTGATCAGTTGTACTGGTACGGCTAAAGTTTGCATTTTAGTTTTCGTAGTATTTAACGACTCGTTTAATTACTGCGTCATCACAAGTCCTAAGACACTGTGTAGCCTTTATCAGTTGCAATCGATCTGTCTGCCTCTGCCGATCCAGGATTTCCCTCGATCAA